ATCTCGGCACACCAATTACCCCAGAGTTTCAACAGGCAATGGCATTAGAATGTATGTTGGATACCCTGAGATGTGAGAACCTTAATCACGAGTTTGATATGGTTCCAACTGCTGATATTAATGATTTAATTGAGGCACTTTATCAACAAGGAAAAGATTATCTTGAACGAGTGAGGACAGTTCAAGAACCGGTACAAGGCAACACCAAAACCGATTTGGATGCCCTATAATAGTCTCATACACAAGACACTTGATGGAACTCACAACCCGACAACTGAATATTCTCACTATTGCCCTCACCAACTTTTATGATGAGGTTGCCAAAGACGGAAGTAGTGCTAAAATGAAACAGGACATTATGGAACTCTCTCAACTGGTGAATGATGAGTATGCTAAATCTTTTAACTGACACACTATGAAAGTCACATTCAACGGGCACCAACAAACTGAACGACAAGTAGAACTCACTCAACAAGAATTATTTCAGTTATTTGAGGTGATGAAAGAATCACTTCTTGATAATGTTGAGTATGGGAAGTTTGACGGATATTCTTTCTACGGTGAAAAGGACAAGAAGATTATGAAACTCTGTGAGACACATAATGTAGATGTTGCTTATACTAAAGATAGGTTGAATTTCTTTACTGAAATCATCAAAAATCTACCCAATCCTTATCAATGACTGAAAGACTTACCAATCCCGATGAGATTGTATTGGAGAATGTAAAAATGTTTCATCTGGAGAGTATGAATGAACGAGCACTCTGGATTGGTGTTTATGGTCAAAACAATAAAATCTATCACTTGAATATTTCGGCAAAAGATGATAAACTTATATACTATTGGAGTGATGAAACCGTATGACACCAGAACAAAAAGAACAACTGAATGAGATTGCCAAAGAACTTGGTGGTAAGGTAGAATACCTGCTGTGTTCCACACTTCATACCAGACATAAGAAAATTGTGATTACATACGATGCTGAACAAAAGTGATAGGATAATCCAAGCCCGTCTTTATTCTCCTCATAAGTGTGAATATATTTGTGAAAGAGAGGATGGAACTCATTATGTTTTTAGAAGACTGGGTGAGGATGAGTATTATGAATTACACCCAAATCCTACAAAAGAAACGGAATGGATATGGGGAGAAAGAATCTCAGTTATAATACCATAAGAAACCTTTGTAGGTATATTTGTTAGGATTGCGTAGACTCTTTAATAAACCACTTCCATTACTTCCATCACCTATTTGTCGTATTGCCTCACTAATGCTTTCATAGTGTACTTCAATGTGAGTTACTTTATGTACTCCTTTGACGGGTCTTTTATGAGTTTTTGTATCTAATACTTTCCATCTGTATCCATAGTAGGTATTACCTTTCTTGGCTGCATTTAATACGTTACTGTTTCTTTTTTTATCTCCCGTAATTTCTAATGCAGCAGCACGGGCATTCTCCCATTCCTTAACTTCACCTGTTTCAATGTGCGTACCCTGAACTCTGATACTTAAACATTTACCGGTTGATCTTTCTTCTGGTTTAATTTGTCTCCAGGTTGATTTCTTTTCTTTTATTACAACAATAGGTTCTTCAATAATAATAGGTTCTGGTTCTGGTTTTCTTTTGGGTGGAGGATCATTATATTCTGGTTTATATTGATCGAACCAATAAGTTACCTTATCTTCTAGTATTTTCTCATCACATTCATCAATCTGTTTAATCATGAACTTGTGTAGTCCATATTGACGGAATGCTCTGTGTATAAGTTGTGTGGACATTCTATTTGATGCCTGAATGTGATTCTGCCATTCTTTATTCATTGGCAGTGTGGTTGCATTCAGGTATTTGTGTCCTGTCTCTTTGTTGATGATGATGTATACTATACCCTGTGCCATATGTGGTGTATTGCAAAGAACGACTATAGTATTGTATGTATGTTATTATAGTATTGCAAAGAACGACTATAGTATTGTGTCTATACTCTTTTGTTATGGTTTGCTTATATTACTGATAGTGTTGTGGAAAAAGTTGTGGAAAAGTAACTAAATCTGGAGAATACTTATAAATATTGTTTCTTGTAAGTTAATGTGAGATCTTATAATTTAATGTGAGATCTTATTGCAAGTAAAGGCAGCATACCATAAGACTCGCAGTTTGTCAACCCCCACCCCCGCAAAAATATCCTGAGACCCACACAAAAACCTCGACGAGACCTTGACAAATCTCATAATCTAGTCTAGAATACTCATAAGCACACAAAATCTAGTCGAGAACGCATATATACTATCACAATCTCGTCGAGAACACACTTGCAGCTCGTCGAGATATGTGCTATACTATAAACATTACACAATCTCGACGAGCTATGTACGACGACTACGATCTCGACTATACGTTCACAAACGACCACACGGATCTCGACGAGTATTATACATCTAGTCTAGACCTAGATGAGGATTATGTACGAGATTCACATGACTACGAATCACTTGCATATCGCCACTATGCATGATATAATAGCACAACACACATCGAGACTATCATGATTGCCCAGAAGCGCCTAGTACGTGTAACGCTAGACATCATGTGTTATGATGATCTAGATGTAGAGAATATGGACTGGAAAGAGTTACTAGAACTCGAAGGTGACGAAGAAGTCTATACTAGCACAAAGGAATTCGAACCGCTGATGTAATGTGACAGTTCTCGAATTGGCACAAAACCTTTATATATAATTATAACTTTATGATTGCAAGAGTTTCGTCCTGTCTCTGGTAAACAAAACAGGAAATAATAAATCAGGTGACGAGTAAGAATAAACAAAAAACAGGACGATTCCTGATAGAATTGCTTTTTCAATTCTTATCACTTAGGGGTCATATTCTAGTATCTGGATATAATGATGTGACAGTTCTCGAAGTGGCACAAGACCCCTTGCGGTTTCGACTGTGAGGGGTTATATTATGTTTGTTCCTGAGAAATCCAATTATGTCCGGTCGCATTGATTATACTTTCCAAGATTTCATTAATGATGCCGAACCCGAAGAATGGGCAGAATGGGAACAGAAAGCTGCCGAACTTGAGGTGACCGTTGATTATTACGTTCAGGAGTTTATCTAATTAATTCTCCTGTGCCAATCTGGGAACTGGCACAAACCCCCTAGACTTCCTCCCCAATCCCTGATATATTACATTCATACCAAACGAAACCAAATGATTCAATTCCAAACCATCGTGATTGGCGAAGACTCCAACGGTTTCTATAACGAACCGACCCTGCATTCTTCTCAGCGAGCAGCAGACAAGTGGGGTCGTGATATGTTAGTAGGTGCCAGCGTTTATGGTTACGTGATTGTCAAGGTAGACCACGAATCCTGGACGGTTGTTGATGAGAACGTGTACGGTTGTGAGTATAGCGTATACCACGACGGATACGGTTTCGTTAAAGTTAAGAAAGAAAACCCTGCCAAGTTGGTGATGGTGTGACAGTCGCCAAACTGGCACAAACCCCCTAGACTTCCTTCCTGATTCCTGCTACATTACATTCGTTCCTGAGAAATCCACCGATGTCCGTCACGATGACTGCCAACTACAAAGAAATCTACGCTGCTCAAACTGTTGAGAAGATTGATGAATTGCTGGAAGACAACTATGCCATCGATGATATCCTGGAGTTCATCGACAACAACAACGAAGATGATTTCGTTGCGTTCTATGAAGAATACGTGACTCACGGTGAGGACCTTGGTTATGATGTAGTGGACGCATTTGTAGGATATCACGGCATCGCCTACGTTGAGCACGTTCGTGATGCCTACCGTGGGCATTATGATTCGGGTGCTGACTTTGCCGAAGAATATTATAACGATGTCTACGGTGATGTTCCTTCCTTTCTTGTCGTTGACTGGGAGGCAACCTGGGAGCAAAGTATGAAGTATGATTTCGATTTCGTGGATGGTTATGTGTTTAGTTCTTCGTTCTAGGGTATAATTCAAGAGGAAAGAGTTTGCCTCTCTTTAAGTAAAAGTTACTCCTGTGGTGCCATCATAATCTAAAAGGTAGTGGGTTGATTGTGGGGAAGGTGTGGTGACCTTCCCCATTTTTTTATATTTTATTATTAATTTAAAGCTGCCCCCGTGGCGACCTTTGTTCAGGCAGCGACCCTGCTGCCGTCTTTGCTGATTGTCCCCTTATCATAGGGCAGCCAGTGCCCCTGGAAGGTGCCTCTGTGCCACTTTCCGAACTGGCACACCCTGGGTTGTGGAACCGCCCAGACCGTGCCATACTATGTTTGTTGAGAGGGAAACCCACCAAATGTTTGATGAACTCTGGAGTGAGATTGCCGACAGTCAAGGTGAGATTTTTGACCTTGACATTCCCGAACTCAAAGATGAGAAGTTCGATGTGAATGAGTACCTGAACGCTAACTACGATTACTGAATTATGAACCCCGACACTTACAACTTCGCTGGCGACACTGTGACAGTTCTCGGACTGGTCGGTGTCATCTCCACTGGCATCATCCTGGTGCTATGCTTCACTCGTTACTTCAATTCTCCCCTGCGTAAATGAATCCCAAACTTGAAATGTTGAGTGCTCGTGAACAACTCATGAGCGACATTGAATGTATCGTTGAATCGTTGTTTTGGGATACTTGGGGTGATGAATACGTTAATACACAGAATGAATTGATAAAAACTCTGTGTGATTCTGTTTGTGCTAACTTTCCCTCTAATTGATGAACCGTTCTGAACTTCAAGACCAACTCATTCAGCAGATGTTGAATGGCATGGACCTTAAGACAATGACCCAACTCTGTTATGATTATCTTGATGAGGGTTATGCTAAGTATTCTGATGAAGAATTGCTCACTGAATGTAAAGAATACTATCCCGAACTGGTGGAGGATGTGACACCCTGAGAACTGGCACAAGGGGGGTTGCGGTTCGTGCTTCCCCCTGTTATCTTTGATTCATACCAAACAACCCCACCAATGCGTAAAATCGAACAACGGATGAACGCTGCCATCATCGGCAAAATTGACTGGAAGCAGGACAACACCGAGGTGATTTATTATAGTGGAACTGATGCTTCTGATGTGTATCTTCACGACAATTTGATTGCTCGGGTGGGTTCACACTCTATCGAGTTGTTTGATGGTGGGTGGCAATCTAGCACCACCAAATCCCGTCTGAATGCTATTCTTCGGGTTCACGGGATTAAGGGCGAATGTGTATTCCAAAAGAACTTCAATTGGTTCGTCCACAAGTTCATCGGGAATGCCGGAAGTTCCCCCGTGTTTAATGAATGCGACTTTGTGAATGGGATGGTTCTGGCATAGTGTGACACTCGGGGAACTGGCACACGGTTCCCCCCAGACCCCCTCCCGACCCCTTACAATTGATTCAGTTGAGAGACACTCCTGATGACTGACGCACAAAAGGTTGAGGCACTGACTGGACTTCTGGACACTGTGATTAGTCGCCTCAGTATGAAATCTTTTGAGATTGAGGATGCTACCGAATCGTACAAGTGTGAGGTGGAAGCAGATGAGTTTTTCCAGAAGATGCTAGACATTCTTCACTCTGAGGACTGATAAATAATGATGCTTATGTGTCGCAACTAAAGCAACTTTGAGGGGCAGAAATGCCTCTCTTTTAGTATAAATAATACTGCGACATATAAAGCAGTTATGGAAGAAGATTGGATCAAAGATCTGAGAGAGTTTGTATGCGAACCTCCAGACAAATCGGAATTTTTTCAAATACCCTTACCACCAGTAAATAAAGGTGTGAAAGGATGGTATAAACACACAGAAGAAAGCAAATCTAAAATAACAGGAAGACCATCAGGTTTTAATCACAGTAAAGACTGGAGAGAGCAAAAATCTTCACAAATGATAGGTAAGGATAATCATTTTTACAATCAAAAACATACTCAAGAAACTAAAGAGAAGATTATACAAAGGCACTATAAAATGTGGAAGTTTGTGTCTCCTACTGGTGAAATCGTAGAAGAATATACTACCTTACGAAAGTTTTGTGAAAAGTATTCTTTAGATAGAAAATCTTTACATAATGTAATCAATAGAAAAGCAAACCACCATAAGGGATGGACAGTTGAGGAAGTGGCACAAGACCCCTTGAGTTCCCCGTGATTCCGTGCCATACTAAAGGCATCAAGAGAACACCACCAAATGACCAAAAATCTTCACCTTGAGCATCCTGAAGACGAAGTTCTTTCTGGAAATCTGGATGTTCTGGATTGGTTCGTGAATCCTGGCACCCTGAGTGTAAAGATTGACGGTGCTCCTGCCGTATGTTGGGGTAAGAATCCTGCGACTGGTAAGTTTTGCGTCGGCACCAAAAGTGTATTCAACAAAGTAAAGATTAAGATCGCACATTCTCACGAAGAGATTGATTCTCTCTACACTGGAGAAGTGGCAAAGATTCTTCACCTTTGCTTTGATTATCTTCCCCGCACTGAAACTTTTTATCAGGGTGATTGGATTGGTGAAGGTGGATTGAATGAGTATACTCCTAACACCATCACGTATCAGTTCGGTGACATTGTAACGCAAAACATTATCATCGCTCCGCATACGTGTTACTATGCCGAGAGCGACCTTCGTGATGCCGTTGCTATGCCTGACCGTAGCATCTGGACTGACACTCAACACGTCAAGTTCGTGAAACCCGAAGCATACATCCTGCACAATCAGGAGTCCTTCGCTGATGTTGAGGAGGTCTGTAAGTTTGCCCGTGTGATGGCACTTGCTGTGAAGTTCGTTTCTGTAAAGGAAGCGGCAAAGATTAAGCAACAACTCAATGCCTGCATTCGTTCGGGTGATACTATTGTTGCTGCCGACTTTGATTGTGACCCTAACCTGATTGGACTGTGGGCACTTGTGAAATCTATCAAAGATGATTGTTTGTTCCTGTGCCGCAATGATGGTCCTGCAGCATACATCAACGGCAACCGTATTGATGCTGAGGGTTATGTGATGACCAATGAGTTTGGTATGTTCAAACTGGTGAATCGTGAGGTCTTCAGTTATGCCAACTTCAACCACGGTCGGTTCCAGTGTGCCGGTTGAGGAACTGCCACACGGGGGGTTGAGATGCCCCCCAACCCGTGCCATACTATGTTTGTTGAGAGGGAAACCCACAATGTTTGATGAACTCTGGAGTGAGATTGCCGACAGTCAAGGTGAGATTTTTGACCTTGACATTCCCGAACTCAAAGATGAGAAGTTCGATGTGAATGAGTA